AGCGTCTTTTCCCTGCCGCACGTCCTACTCAAGTTGGGTGCGGAGCACAGGGTTTTTGAAAGAAACGTTTGCGTTTCTTCATCACTACTCAGTATTTAGTGGTGTTTTTTGGGCCTTCAAAGTGCGCTTAGCCCAGCGTTTTGTTTGCGTGTTGGTGATGTCTGAGCATTACCTATCGATGTGCCTCGTCAATATAGTGCGTGTTGACGTAGTGTAATTTGGGCAATTGCCCAACTCCAGGAACACATCCGTGTGAGGCCTGTTGTATTCGCGCTAGTGCTGGAGGTTCCAGCTGAATCTGCCGTGAAATTTACGATCTGGGGAGCACCCAGTTGGCGGGGAAAGCGCGCGTCGAACTGAATAGTACGCGTGCATTGGGGTACCGGTTAATAAAAGTACCGGTCCGAGGTTCGATTCCTCGGGTTTCCTTGTAGATCGAGGCTTCTCTCTACTAACGAATGACTGACAATCGGGAAAATGCCCAAAGTACGGCTGCTGTGAGCCCAGTAAAAACCAGCCCTAGCGTGGCTAGTGGGAAGAAACCGCCCATTCAGCGCACGCCAGCTAGCACGCAAAGTGCTAAGACAGGGGAGGCTAAAGCCTCCGAGGTGAAACCAAATGTGACCCTCGTGTCGTTACAACAACAAAAGACGACCTCTAAACTGAAACCCACGCCGAGCCAGAGTGACTCTGAGCGTTGGGTCGTGCCTCGGCGCACAAAGCCGAGTGTAGGTCGCGAAGACCAAGTTCCTATACCAACCAGCAACAAGTTTGATGTGTTGCGTGCTAAGAAGAAACAAACTAAGCACGCGATTTCCAATCTGAGCAAGATAGTTGGTGTGATTACTGCTAATCAAGGGAGCGAAAGCCGTAGCAGCGAGCCCGAAGCAAGTGTAGGGACGGAACTGCCCAAACAGTACCAAGATGAGTATTCTTATGAGAGCGACGTGACCACACGCCGTTTGAAATGTCATAGGATTAATGGCTATCACCGAGTTGGCCAGCTTTGGTACCCTCCTGGAGTAGTTGCGGTGGCCCGTGTCAGCAAGCGTACCACAAGCGCCCCCCCTCAATCCTGTTCCACAAGCCCCGCAAATGGGTGGTGGTTTCAAGCAGGATCAGAGAGCTCTGGCCTTGCGTCGCCATGCTCATCGAGTAGCGCAAATTGCTTCTCGTGCTGCGGTACCGAAGAAATCCACGCCAACCGAGAATTATGTTCAACGTGGCGAGGACGATCCTCCTGGCGGTTTCGTCAGTGAGTACAGAGAGCGAAGGACGATTGACGTCCGTAGGTTCACTACCTATGAGTTTCCAGTGCTTGATTTTCTGGGATGGTGGAATGATACTCCATATTCCATATCAGCTAATGAGCTCTTCGCTGCACATGCAGGCGTCCATTTTCACGAGCAGAACATCCCTGTTAGGATTGCTGGTGATATGGTTGTGGAGATGATGAACTGGTGGACTGGCAAGCATAGAGACCCGGAAGGCATCAATTACGGCTTGAGCATGGCTCGCTGTAAGGTGCTTACTTCCGAATTTGCTATAACGGCTGTTGAGCTACATGATACAAATCTGTATGCTCCAGCGTTAGGTTTCATGCTAAGCTGGGAAACACAGCAGAATGTCAGTCGTGTTCAGACTGGCAATTATCTAAGATCCGCATTGCCTGCTAGCGTGAGGAAATCAAAGAAAGCATTGCAAACAACGAAAGGCAAGGTTCTTGCCGCTGGGGCTGTCCTTGGCATCGCTGTTGCTGCTTATGGAGCGTTGCGCGTGTACCGAGGCGCGCGCTCTTTGATCCCACAAAGCTCGAGCAAAGACAGTGTAGTAGCAAGTGTTGCCAGCGTTGACCCAAACGTAGCGCAGGCCATTGCTCGAATGCTGAATTTGTGCGTTCTTGCGCCTATGCTTGAAGAAGCTATTAAGCGCATCCCTTATGTGGGTAAGTTGTATGGTTTGTACGAGTTTGCTACGTATGTCCGCGCCGGTGCAAATCCGGTGATGAGGCTGCCAGCGCTCCTCTTCCACAACACGACGATTTCTCTCCCTTACTGGCAAGCCGTTTTGGCCCATGCGAGCTTCAATGCAGCGTGTGTCGCGTCTACGCTAGTAGTGCAAAGTGTGCCAGCACCACCGCTGGTGGGCATTGAGCCCAATCCAGGACCGAGCTTTAGCTCGCTGCGGCACACAATTTCGCGCACGCTCACGCGTAGCGCGAGCTCGCCAGTTGAACGAACACTCGTTAACTGTGCGAGTTTACCGCGACCGAAACGGCTTAAACCAAAAGCCTCAGTAAGTCAGGGAGTTGGTGAGCTTAGAGCTCCTCTTGACCGGAAAGGTCCCCTCGAGTTGAGGGGTAAGCAGTGTGAGTTTGGGTTTAACTCGAAAGGGTATGCCCCGCACGGCTTTGCCAGCAATAAGCATAATGAGGAGCAGTCCCTGTTTGCTCGTGTCTTGTGCGACACACCTCTTCCAACTGAGGATTTGCCGGCATGCATTAGGTGGTGTAAGAAGAATTGGCGTAAAATCTTCCCATACATGCACGAGGTCAAGAGTGTGAGTTTTGAGACGTATTTGGAGAGATCCAATGCCTCACCGAGCGTGAAAAGAACTTTGCGTGCCTGTAAGGCCCGCTTGGACACCGATGGTGTGTGCGAGGACAGTAAGCTTTCGCGACGACAGTTGTATCAGTACACTTATCGATTGTCGTTTGTGAAAGTTGAAAATGATCTGTACTCGTCACCGCTAGGTCGTAAAGACAAGGCACCACGATTGATACAGGGGGCTCAGCCTGAGTTCATTTGTCTCGTGGGGCCTTGGATCATGGCTTTGCAGGACTTGTTGAAGCGTCGGTGGAGTACCGACAATTTTATTTGCTTCACAAGCGGTGTTTCAGCGGAAAAGGCTGCAAACCACGTGATGACAGGTAGGGGTCGATGGCTCGAGGATGATCTCGGCAAATTCGACTCCTCCATTCGTCGTCCGTGGTGTGAGTTTGAAGTGTGGTTGTGCAAGAAAATGGGTGCACCCCGCGCAGTCGTTGATCTTATGACTGCAAACATTTCAACCCATGGTTCAACACACCATGGTTGGCGGTACAAGTGTGACGGCACTCGTAAGAGTGGCGATCCTTACACGTCGTTGATGAATTCTATTGTCAACGGCCTGTCACACCTGTACTTGTATTGTAAGTGGACCAATAAAACGGTTGATCAAGCCCGACATTCCTTGCGAATGCTGGTTCAGGGCGATGACAACTGCATGCGGCACGCCGAGAGGGTTTCTTTTCCTTGGCGTGCAGGCATGGCTGGTTTGGGTTTTGATAGCGAGGCAATTTATCGCAATCACCCGAACGAGGTTGAGTTCTGCTCATGCCGCCTATACCTGGTGGAAGAGGGAGTTTGGGTCTTCGGACCAAAGCCAGGCCGTGTCCTGGCGAAATTCGGGTATATTATCAACCCTCCCGCGAATATTTCGCGCGAGTCCATGATGCGAGGAGTCGCACTGGGCTTGAAGAAGGGATGCTCGTTTATTCCCCCTATTAATAGTGTTATTGAGAGGGTGCTGCAGCTCACCGACGGCCATCAAGCCTGGTTTGAGCGAAAACAATTTGCACCGTTCGCTGAAGAGCCTCTCAAGCCTAAGGTCTACTATAGACCCAGTATCGATGTCATGTTGAATCTGGACATGAATTACGATTGGGACTATGGAAAACAATTGCACTTTGATGCACGTGTTGCAAAGTTGGAGTTCGGCAGCGACCTCGGCAGTTATTCCGAGTTGCTGTTTGACCGCGACACGAGTGGACCTCAGGCCATCTTTGGTGGTTGGGCGCCTCAACAGCGTCCTGAGCCCGTTGGGGCTTAAGGGATTTATAGCCAAGCGGTTCGCCGCCGGTGCTTAACTGCTTGCAGGGCAAATTTTAAAGGAAATGCCATCCTCACCCGGAGATAGTTACACGCGCACAGCGCAA